GCTCCTAATATTACCTCACCGACAACACAAGGTAATGGAACTAACGGCGGAAGAGAACAACAACCAATAAAAGCATATGTGCTAGCTAGTGATGTTGTTAGTAGCGTTGATGCCCGCGAAACAATAAATAAAAGACGAACATTATGAAACCAAGAATCATAGAACTAAAAATAGCTGAGGACACACTTTCTGGTGTTGATGCCATTGCCTTCGTTGAGCAACCAGCTATCGAAATAGATTTCCTCGCATTCAGTAAAGAGGAGTTTGAAACATATAATGATTATCCACAAAAAGCAATCGAGAATGCTAAGCGTGGTATTGAGCTAAATAAGGAAAATGATAATAAATGTGCTACGCAGGTTGGGAAAGTTCGTGCTCAGCAGTTGGCAAATAATGAAAACCTCTCATTGGACACCATCCGTCGTATGCGTGCTTTCCTTATTCGTCAACGTGATAACTACGAACTCGCACTCGAACGAAAAGAGTATGATGCCTGTGGTTATATATCTTATCTTCTTTGGGGCGGTGCTGAGGCATTACCTTGGGCGGAGAAAAAACTAAGAATGGCTGGTGAGGAACTAGGTGCTGTTTGTTGGGAATGTGGTGGTGGAGAAATCGCTATGGGAAAACAAAAGTTATCAATGGTTGAATCCCTTATCTTAGAAGGCATTATTGCTGAAAAAGTATTACAAGAAAAAATGACTAGAGTAGGTGAGGTTGATGGAATACCTTATTTCGAAACAGCTGAAGAAGCAAGGGTAAAATCCCCAGATTATGGTTGTTCCTTAGATAGTTGGCACGAATATGAAGTAGATGGTAAAACATATTATATGCCTTGTGGCACACATAGAGAGTTATTTAATATAGATTGGATTACTGATTTAGAGAATAACATTGAGAGTGCCGTTTTAGACGCATTATTAGCGGTAGGTAAAACGGACGATGAGTTAATCGCCGAGGGCTATGACTTAGAAAGTGCTGTGCGTTTAACCGCGGATTCTACAAATGAAGAGTTTGTCGCATCTATTACCCAAATAAAAAACGTAGCAAAACCAAATGAAGCATCTGTAGATGATTTTGGAGATAAGCACGTATTATATAGATACAAACGTTTTAATGGGACAGAAACATACGGAGACAATAGTAGAGAGTTCTGTATAAACATTATCAAAGCCAAAAAATGGTTCCGTAAGGAAGACATTAACAAACTCACTATCGCTGGAGCGAATGAGGGATTTGGTTTACAAGGACAGAAGTTCTACGATATATTTACCTATAAAGGTGGTAAAAACTGCCAACATTATTGGGAAGCATTCCAAGTAAAACGTAATACAGATATTACAGATAAAAAACGTCCACAAGCAGTATTGGATAGAGTAGTAGATGCTACCACATTAAACCCAGACACCTTAACTAACTTGATTGCTGAGGGTAGATTGAAGTTCTCTCAGGAACAAATGGATGAACAACAAATCATAGCTACACCTATTATGGTGCCTAATAAGTTGATTCCCAGAACTGATGAGAATGGGATTAAATACTACGTTTATTTTACTGAAGAAACAATCAAAAAAATAGCATATAAGTTTGCTGAGTCTAAAAACCAAGATAAAATCAACCACGAACACGATATGGAATCTATGGTTGATAAAATATACTTAGCTGAATCTTGGATTGTTGACGAATCTAAAAACGATAAATCAAATGTTTATGGTTTTAACTTACCTAAAGGTAGTTGGTTTGGTTTATTCAAAGTTGATAACAACGAATATTGGATAGACTATATCAAGAATGGTAAAGTAAGAGGTGTAAGTGTTGAAGGAATGTTTATTAACCATTTAACACAACTAGAATAATGGGTATCTTAGATAACATAACACAAAAATACATTTCACGTAAGTTCCTCGTATTCGTAATAGGAACAGCATTAGCTATATTTGGAAATCTAACATCCAGTGATTGGGTTATAGTTTCCAGCATCTATATTGGTTCACAAGCCATAGTTGACTTAGCTAAAATATATAAAAATAAATAATATGCCCATTCCAAATAGACAAGCTGGTGAGGATAGAGATGAGTTTATCTCACGTTGTATTTCACAGATTAGTGATGAATATTCTACAAAACAAGCTAGTGCCATATGCTATGCCCAGCTACACGATTCATTCAAAAATGAAATGGGGGGACACTCCACACCCATTGATATTATATTGGGATAAAATCTAATCAAAAAAAAAATATTATCCCTATGACTTCACAAGAACTAAAAGAGTTGGTAAAACAACATTTTTCTCTAACTGAAGCTCAAACTCAAACTAAAGAATCATTTGGTGAGTTAAAAGACATCAATGGTGCCTTTACACTCATCTTCGAAGGTGAAGCTTTAGAAGTAGGTAAGGAAGTAAAAGTAAGAACTACTGAAGGGCAAGAGCTAACCGCTCCCGACGGAGAACACGAACTTGAAAACGGAGACAAAATCCGTGTAGAAGGTGGTGTAGTAGTTGAACTTATGCCTCCTTCTGCTGATGAGGAGATGGTTGAGGAAATCCCAACCACCGAACAAGAGCAAGTAGTTAACGAAAAAATGGATGCTAGAACTGACGCTGAAGAAGAAGGCTACTTAGATGGCGAAGCTGATGTAAAAAGCGACGTCGTTGAAGAGGTAGCTAAAGCTGTCATTGAGGCTGTTAAAGGTGAAATCGAAGCTATGAAAAAAGAAATGGCTGAGATGAAAACCAAAATGGCTGAGATGGAAGACGCACCTGCTACCGAAAAAGCAATGCCTTCAAAAATGTCAAAAGATTCAGTTAAGGCTGATAACCCTTTTAACAAGGAAAGATTTGAGGCTGTAATGTCTAGAATCAAAACTAAAAAATAACAAATAAAAAAAACAATAAAAAATGAGCTTAAATGTATCAGCCTTAGCGGATTTCAATAACGAAACAGCAGGGCAAGTAATCCCCAAGATTGTCTACACGGGCAATACAGCGGAGTATACAAGCGTAAAAGAAGGAATCAAGTATCTTGAGCCTTTGAACCTTTTTGAGGTAGACTTATATATCCAAGACGGATATGGTTGTTCTACATCTACTTCTGGTTCAGCTGTATTCTCACAAAGAAACCTTCAAGTTTGCCAACGCACATCATTCGATGGTTTGTGCCTACGCGATATGGATACCAAATACTTAGGTATCACTCAACTTGACAGAGGTTCTTACAACGAAACCTTCAAGTTGGCTTCAACTTATACTGAGTTAATCACAAACCAAATGCGTAAAGCCAATGATTCATTCATTTGGCAGGCAGTTTCAGGTTCAAGCGATGCTTGTGCTTCTGGTTTGTTAACTATCATCTCTGGTTCAACTTCAGGTGTTGTTGAGGTTGCTTCTACTCCGTTAACTGCTTCTACAGCTTTAACTCAGTTAGACACTCTTATCGATGCTATCCCTACTGACGTAGCAGATAGAGACGATTTAACAATGTTTATGTCTGTTTCTAACTTCCGCAAGTTTGTTGCTGGTGTTCGTCAAGCTAACTCTTACTACTTCAACCCCGATTCTATCTCTAACAGAGGTGGTATTTTAGATATGGTTTACCCATACCAAAACATTCGCGTTGTTGGAACAGCTGGTTTAGGTTCATCTAACCGCATCGTAGTCGGCCCTGCTAAACAAATCGTAGTAGGAACTGACAGCGTAAGCGACGTAGATAACTTCCAACTTTGGTATAGTTTGGATGACGATAAACTCTATCACAGATTGGTGATGAAGTTAGGTGTTCAAGTTGCTTACCCTGAGTTTTGGGTTTCAAACGACTTAGCATAATATTGATATTAACCATTAAACCGAACATAATATGAGCACTTGCGATATTACATCAGGATTTACCCTCGGCTGTAGAGATAACAGCGGAGGTATTAAAAACCTTTATATCCTTAGCGGTTCGGTTGATACAATCGAAACCGCTAGTGAAGGGTTGATTTCGGGCTTAACAGGCTCAGGTGTTTTCTATAAGTTTGAGCTTTTCCGCCAAACTAGCGATTACACAGAAACAATCACTTCGACGCCAGAAAATGGAACGATTTTCTATGAGCAAAGCGTAAACGCGATTTTCTTTAAGCTTCAGTCCTCGACTAGAAACCAAATGAAAGTCCTAGCACAGAACCCTAACCTCAAAATCGTTGTTGAAACAAACAATGGTTCAGTTGATGGAGTAGGTGAGTTCTTCTACTTAGGACAAGCTAATGGACTTCAGTTAACAGGAGGAACAGGAGCTACAGGAACCGCTTTTGGCGATTTGAATGGCTACACATTAAACTTTGTAGGACAAGAACCAGAACCCGCAAGCGAGGTTTCAGGCTCAGCAGGCAGTTTTGCCACCGCCCTTTCAGGTATAACCATTTCCTAAACATAGGTAAGGAATGGGGGGACATTGTCCCCCCGCTCCAACCCTATTTATTTATTTATTTTTAATCCGCATCAAGAACTATGCTACGATTAGACAAATCGAAAGATAATATTATTGCTATATACCTTAACTCAACTGGGAGCTTTCCGCAGTTGTTTTTGGAATATTCGCAAGACTATGATTTAAGCAGTGGCTCAATGTTTATGGACGTTGACTCTACAAAGGGGCAATATCGAGTTGGAACGATTGCCTCTTCTTATGTCCCAGATTATAGTGGTTTATATACTATTGATATCTTTGAAGCAACCCAAGATACTTATATTTGGGATGAAGTAGCTATTCAATGGGATGCTCTAGCCGTAGATTGGATGGATGCTGGTAGTGGGAAAATAGGGGATTCACTAAGAACTATACGTGGTATTGTTAGTGGTTCTAATAACCCAGATTCAACAACATATTTATCTCCAAATGAACTAGGCAAATATACCACATATAATGGATAAAGAAACAAAACAACATTTCTCAGCAGTTAACTACGTTAACGGAGCATCGAGAGTATCTCCATTGGAGAAACTACATCAAGACAAATACGTTAAGTTTGGTGAGTATGACAACTTCCCAAATCACTTAGTTGATTTATATAATAACTCTTCTATTCACGAAACTTGCGTTAATGCTATTGTTGAGGCAATCAAAGGTGATGGCTTAGTAGCTGAACCTACCTTTGTATTAGATAAAGCAAATGGTGAAGGTGAAAGCTGGAACGATTTATTTGCTAAAATCACTAAAGACTATTATTTATTTGGTGGTTTTTATTTAGAAATCATTTGGAACAAACTTCGCACTAAAATCAGTGAAGTATACCACATACCATTTACCTCAGTTCGTTCAAGACAATCTAACCATAGAGGTATTACTGAGGGATATTATATCTCTCATTCTTGGGGCATTGAAGAATATGGTTGGAGAACAGAAGTAGAAGATGCTATCTATCTCCCAGCATATAATCCAAGTATGAGACAAGAACAGCCATCTCAACTTTTTACTTTTAAGCCCTATCGCCCATTACAGCGATACTACCCATTACCAATGTATGTTGGTGCCTTAAAAGTAGTAGAGCTTGATACAGAGATTGATAACTGGCACGTCTCGAATATCAAAAATGGTTTAGCACCTTCTGTAGCTATTACAACATTTACTAATGGAACCGAGGAGGATAGACGCGCTATCGAAAACCAACTTAGAACACAATATGGTGGTAGTGCTAACGCAGGACAGCTCTTTTATATGGATGTTCCTACAATGGAACAAAAACCAATAATCGAACCTATCCCTCAAAACGGAGCAGATAACTATTATACGACTATCAATGATATGGTAGTTCAAAAGATTCTAACAGCTCACCGCATTACCTCACCTATGCTTTTAGGTATTAAAACAGAGGGACAACTAGGTGGTGCTCAAGAAATGTTAGACGCATACACATTGTTCTTAAATATGGTTATTAAACCATACCAACAAGACATTTTAGGTTGTTTTGAAAAAATAATGGAACAACAATACCCATCAATCGATATTACATTGGGTGTAGAACAAAAACAAATCTTGGATACAGGAGTTGAAGAAGTAGACGTTATTACCTCTAAGGAAGCCGAAGCAGGTGATGATGCTATGTTAGAAACAGATATTAACGAAGCGGTAGCTGAAGAAGAATCAATACTATGACAAGCACTTTCATTATAAGCGAAACTAAGCTAAGAATGTTCACTGATTTGAACGATAACGTTGATAGTGAACTCTTAAAAAACGCAGTGCGAGAAGCACAAGACATTGAGATTCAGCGCCTATTAGGCTCTGTTTTGTATGATTCTATTTTGTCCCAAATCGATGCCGATACTTGGACTAATAGCAACTACGAAAACCTAGTAAACGATTATATCCAAAACTCATTGTTATATTGGGCATATTACTATGCTCTAGAGTATATTATGTTGCGTCCTCGCAACAATGGATTACTTATCCCTAATGGGGGTGAAAATAGTAGTCCAGCGGATAGAAGTTGGTTCGAACAAAAACGTGGAAGTGTTCAAAATAAAGCAGAGTTTTATTCACAAAGACTCACAGAATATTTGATTCAATATCAGGGTAGCTTCCCAGAACTAACACAAAACGTTGAACTACAACAAAACATTCCAGATTATGGGGTTCAGTATAAGTCAGGTATCGTTTTTAGATACAACACTTATTCACCACATTTGAAGGAAGCTATCGAAATAGGTTTACCTATTACTTATGGAAGGGCATTATCATTTTTGCCTCCTCCTACATTCAAATCAACCAATAAAGTTAAATAAACCTAACCATCAAGAACTATGGGACGTGATTTATCATCATTACAGATAAAGGATAGCTACCAATACCTTTTACAAAAAAATAGTAGCGACGTAAATGATGGCTTGGGTAATGACGTTGATTTTCTCAACATCAGTGCCTCATATGCCACAACAGCTTCATACGCGGAATCCGCGTCATTCTCGCAAACTTCTGTATCAGCCTCACACGCATTGGTAGCAGATGTAGCCTTAAACGTTCCAGCAACAGCCTCTTATGCTTTATATGCTGAGGTAGCAGGATACGCTACAGCTTCATTATCTGCTTCACACGCATTGGTAGCGGATTTAGCTACAACAGCCTCTTATGCTACTACAGCAGACTCAGCAATATCAAGTAGTGTTGCTAATAAAATATATGTTTCAGGTTCAAGTGAAGCTGCTTTGTTGCCTGTTATTTTAGGTAGTGAGGGTGATGTAGACACTTACACAAATACTAAAGTAGATGGGGGTGGTTATTTAGGATATGAAGCAAATACTTCTACTTTATTCTCACCATATTTTAATGGAGATTTACAAGGTAATGCCTCTACATCAACAACTGCTTCACACGCATTGGTAGCAGATTTAGCTACAACAGCATCCTATATTGAAAACGCTGTTAGTGCTTCATATGCTGTTTCATCATCACATAGTGATATTAGTGATTTCGCATTTACAGCCACATCATCATCATACGCAACTACAGCTACATTAGCATTATCATCTTCACACGCAAATAATAGTGATACAGCTATTAGTGCTTCACACGCATTAGTAGCGGATGTAGCCTTAAACGTTCCAGCAACCGCATCATATGCTTTATATGCTGAGGTAGCAGGATTTGCTACATCATCATTATCAGCATCACACGCATTAGTTAGTGATTTAGCTACAACAGCATCATACGTTGAAAATGCTGTTAGTGCTTCATACGCTATTTCATCATCGTATTCAACGTTTAGTGAGACAGCTATTAGTGCGAGTTTCGCTACAACAGCATCATATGTTGAATCTGTAGTTTCAGCATCATACGCTTTAACCTCTACCTCAGCATCACACGCAAATAGTAGTGATACAGCTATTTCGGCATCTTACGCGGTTATAAGCGATACCTCTATATCATCGTCATACTCCACATTTAGTGAAACATCGGTTAGTAGTTCGCACGCGGTTAATAGTGATACAGCAATCTCGGCATCATATGCTTCGTTTGCTACAACAGCTTCTTATGCTCTAACAGCATCAGCTTTAGAAAACCCATTGACATTACAAGAAGTATTAGATGCTGGAAATACAGCAACTCAAGATTTTATTTTAACAGGAAGTGCTGAGATTACTGGCTCACTTAGAGTTATAGGTGATATTGATGGTAGTAATAACCTCGTTGTAGAAGGAGGAACTAATATAGGTATTTCATCTCAAAATACAATGACTGGAGAAAGCGGTTCAGGTATTTTTGGAGGATATGGACAAAATGTATCAGGAAATATTAACACAGCTTTTGGTGGTAGAAATCATACAGTAAGTGGTGCTCAAGGAACTAACTTTGCTATTGGGGGTGAATATCATAATGTCCAAGGTTTCCGTGCTGGAGCTGTTGGAGGTGAAAATATGACAGTCAATGGAACTAACGTTATTGGTATTGGTGGATACGCCAATAATGTTAATGGAACTTATGGTGTTTTTGGTGGAGGAACTGGAAATAATATTGGTGGAACTTCATATTTTGCGGGGGGGTTAGTTAACTCAAATGGTAGTGGTTATATCTACGCAATGCTTGGTGGTAATGGTTTAGAATGCCAAACCGATTCTACATTCTTAGGTGGTGGTGAAAATAATACTACATTTTCAGGACACAGAAAAGGCGCTATCATTGGAGGAAATAACAATGAAATAAATGGTAGCGATACAGATAGAGCAGTAATCTTAGGTGGTGAATATAACACAATCCAATCAGGTAGCTCACAAAACTCAGCTATTTTAGGTGGACAATATAACGAAACATTACATAGTGGTTCTGTTATTTTAGGAGGTAATGCTCAAACAACAACAGCACATTATCAAGTAGTTGTTCCTAACCTACTCATTACAGAAAAAATAATGGGAAGTGTAAGTGCTGAAGTCAATAGTATTGCTATTGTTTCAAACACAGGCTCATTGGATTGTTCACAAGGCAACTTCTTTACAATCACATTACAGAATGGTGTTGATACTCATTTAGTAGCATCAAACATCCAAGCTGGACAGAGTGTTAACATACGCATTACACAAAATGCTACTTCAGCAGGCACAATCTCATTTAGTGGTGATTTCGCGTTTGAAGGTGGTGTTCCATTTGCTCCTACAGCAACAACAAATGCGGTTGATTTAATGTCATTCATTACTTATGACACATCCACATTATATGGAACAGGAATAAATAACTTTAGCTAATGAGTTTACTTTCAGGATTACCATTTTCAGCTAACCCAAATGAGGTTCACGCCTCGGGTGGTGAAATAGAAACATCAGGGGATTACAGATTCCATACATTTAATCAAGGTTCAGGTAGCCTTAACATAAGCTACATTCCAGAAGGAACCACAAATCTTTCAGCATCTATTTTAGTTGTTGCTGGTGGTGGTGCTGGTGGTGGTAATGGATTAAATAATCCTTGGTATGGACTAGGAGGTGGCGGTGGCGCTGGAGGTGGTGTTGTTATGGTTCCAAGGGATTCAGGGAGTATATCAAAAGGTGTTTGGCAACTATATGTTGGAGCTGGAGGGCAAGAAGGGACTGAGGAGGGCGCTGATGCTGGTGGAACTGGGGAAGATTCATATTTTGTAAGTGCCTCATTTGCTTTAACTGCTAAAGGAGGTGGCGGTGGTGGCACCGCTGGTAGTGATGGAACATTAAACGATGGAGGTTCTGGAGGTGGTGGTAATGGAGCTAATGTTCTTCCAGTCGGCTATCCATCAGCTTCTTGGATGGGTAATGGTGATGAAATCCAATCTGTTCAATCTGGAGATTCAGCAGTCTATGGATATGGAAATGATGGAGGGTATGGATACGGATATACTGGGGGAAATGGAGCTGGCGGTGGCGGTGGTGGTGCTACAGAAGCTGGAGCAGATAGGACTACTAATAATAGTAAAGGTGGGAATGGAATACAATGGGCAACTATTATTGGAGGAGATAACATCACTTATGGTGGTGGAGGCGGAGGTGGAGGTAATATTACACCAACATTTGAGGGTAATGGAGGCGCTGGAGGTGGCGGTAAAGGTTCATATAGTGGAGCAGCAGGAGCATCACCTTCAGGAGATGGAGTAGATGGACAAGGTGGCGGAGGTGGAGGTGCTGGAAAGCCAAATACTAGAAGCCGAGGAGGTAATGGAGTTATTAAAGTTAGCTACAAATATAAAAATCTATAAAAATGGATACTCATACTAAGGACTCCCTAGCAAATGCTATGTCTATAAGCGGGATATTCGCGTATTTAATGGCGTTTCAAGGTGAAATCACCATATTGCTACTGCTAACAGGATTAACGCTAAATATACTGCGTTTAATAGATAGGTTTAGAAGGAGAAAAGAACAATAAAAACAACAAGAGCCCGCAAAAGCGGGCTCCGTTATTTCGGCAGGGGGAAAATACATACAATGGCATTAGTAGTGTGAATAAACATAAATAAACCCCCTGCCTATATCACAAATGTCGGTGATAAATATATAACCTTTATTTGAGCCAATCAAGCTATATTGTGATATTTCATTAACTTATCTACTACTTGATTTACTGAAAGTTGTTTTTCTTTTAACCATTTCCATCTTCCTTTATTCTCTAGCATATCATACACATACAACTTACGAACAATAGCACCACCAGCATCAATATCATCGGTGGTTTTATGTTCGTGGTTAGCGACGATAATATACGCTCCCCCATTGTATCCTCCACGATTGAGTGAGTTTGTTTGGTTTCTAAATGCGTAGTCTTGTGCTGGGACAATATCGTTA